ACCGATCCACAAAATAGGCTTGGCAAGTTTACCGAACCACTCCAGCACCGTGAACGCGCCTTGAGCAGCCTCAAACGCCTTGACCACGCCTTCCGTATTTTGCTCGATGCGGTCTACTTTGGTTTCGACAGCAAGCAAGCGGTCGTAGATTTCACGGTGGGAGATGTCGGGGATCATGTGCTAGTCCTTACCAAGGCGTACCAGTGGCTGTCACAGGGTTCTTCTGCAACTCAATGTTTTGAGCCAGAGCAGCTTCGGTGGCATCTTTGTCCACACCGCTGTCCCAGACCCACTGAAGCACCTCAGATTCTGTGACTTGGTTGTACGGGATTGTGGGACTGCCATCAGCCCATGAGCAGGTGGAATAGATGGAGGCTGTGTAGTCGCCGTCAACAGCATTGCATTGCCAATGCCCGGTTGTTATGAAGCCTGTTGCCACATCGTAGTTTGTGGTTGAGATCGTCCAGTTGTAGATGGTCATGATGAGTCCTTTCGGGGGTTAAAGTGAAGTGATGGTTTCCCATGCTGTTGTGTAAACGCAAAGTTTTGCCAAGGTGGTGTCATACACCATCAGACCAGCAGCAGGAGAGGCAATAGCGTTCTTCTGTGTCGTGGTCATGTTGGGCATCCTCACGCCCTTGGTGGTGCTCTGAGCGTCTAAGATTGCAGAAGCTGAAGGCGAAGTCGTCCCAATACCGAGGTTGCCGGAGGAGTCGAGGGTGGCTCGAATCGCATTTCCAGTATAAAAACGCATGTTGTCAGTTGTTTCGTTTAGGCCTATTCCGGTTGCTAAACTTGTGTCCGAACTAAAGTAAACAGCATTGTCGTCCGAGTAAATATAAGCCGATTTAGTACCGCCCTTAAATCTTGCAACAAAACCAGAACTTCCCTTGTCAACATCCAGCTTATAAGCTGGCGAACTCGTCCCAATACCGAGGTTGCCGGAGGTGTCCAGCGTCATCGCCTGAGTGAAGGTGATAGCGTTACCTGCTGTGCCGGAAGGAGCATTGAACCATTGATGCTGTCCAGAATTATTTATCGCGTACTGACACGATGCACCAGTACCAATGTATTTCCAAGTACCGTCGTAGTAAGCGTTTCCAGACAAAAAGCCAACAACGTTTACTGCTGACGCTAACGAAACAAATTTATTCTGGAAGGCCGTATAGCCGCTCCAAGCACTCGGAGTAACCCCCAAGCCTAGGTTGCCGGAGGAGTCGAGGGTCATTTGGGCGGTGGCTTGGTTACTGCTATTGCGCCACTGATAACCATTTGAACCAGCTTGCATGGTGAACCAGCCAGCCACATCATTGCGGATATAGCTGTAATCATTAAAGCTGACATAGCTTCCAGCAAACTTTGCACTCCCGGCCACATCAAGTTTTTCACTAGGCGCACTAGTACCAATACCTACGTTGCCTGCGCTGGTGATGCGCATGCGTTCTGCGTTGCTTGAACCAAAAAGCAACGAGCCAGATGACGCTTGAATAAAGCCTTGCCCACCCGTACCGCTGCTTGTAAACAAAGCAATTCGGGAGTCCGCACCCGAGCTTTCAATTACAGCGGGGATGGAAGATGTGGAATAAACAGAGAGTGTACGTGTCGGCGAACTCGTCCCAATACCCAGACCTGTGCTGGTCAGGCGCATTTGTTCGGAGCCTGAAACCCACCAGCGATGATTTAGTGCATCAACAGTAAACGGGCCATATCCAGCATAACCTGCTGAAAAGGCTACAAGGGCGGTGCTTCCGTAACTGCTGTCATAACCCGAAATACGAGCATTTCCAGTAGTAGCATTAAAAGCAGCCGCGTAGGAATTATCCGCAGTTGTTATGATTGCCCGAGGAGCGCGAAATGCAGTTCCGTCATAAGTTAGCGCAGACCCAGTGGTCAGGACTTTGGAAGCATTTAGGAATGCCACGCCGTTGGCTGTGCCGCCTGAGAGGGTGACAGCGCCAGAAGCAGTCAGGTCAGTGAAGTTACCCGCTGCGCCGCCCTCAACCCGCTGCCAGGCGGTGCCGTTGAACGTAGCCCAATCGCCCGCACCCCAGTTGCTGATGCCGTCCAAGGTCGTGGTGCCAGCGACCGACACGATGTAAAAGCTGTTCGCTGTACCAACACCAGATGCCAGCGCGGGCGTGTTGGTGCTTGCGTTCCAAGTGCCTTTGTAGACCAAAGCCGATGAGATCAGATTGATCTGGTTTTGCAGGCTGGTCAGTGTGTCCAGCACGCCTTGGCTGGTGCCGCCGCCGTTGGTGATGACCTTGATCTTCTCGGCCAGATCAGGCGCTACCACTTCACCCACGTTCAGCGATTGACCATCAGACAGGTTGATGACCAGCGAGCCATCAAAGTCAATAAACGCATTGGTGACAGACACGCCGTCCTCACCGTCGCTGCCATCCATGCCGCGTGCGCCGTCCATGCCGCGCGGGCCTGGCGTACCGTCTTTACCATTGCGACCGTCCTTGCCGTCGCGCCCGTCCTTGCCGTCGATGCCGTTGCGGCCATCTTTGATGGTGGACACACGCTTTTCGATCACCGTGGTCACACCGTCGTACTTCTCGCGGATGTCGTTGTCGATTTTCTTGAGCGCCTGGATGACCAACTGCACGTTGCCCGCAACTTTGCGCTTTTGCATCTTCTCTACGCTTAACATGAAGTCATCAACTTCACTCAACACATTGTCCGCCAAATCGTCAATGTTTGAGTTATTGAAAATTTTATCGATTGCCATTTGTAAGCTCCATGTTCAAAGTTTCGAGGAAGTCATTTTCCGCGTCCACAACATTGTTCTTTGCATTGTTCATTTGCAACTCAACAATCTTGCTCTTGTTCTTGATGTCCGCTTCCTTGAGCATCAGCTCCGCGATCTTAACCCGCTTGTCGAACTCGTTGGACTCGTTGCCCGCTGGCAAGTTCTTGGTGGTCGATGCGATCACCTTGGCCTGCACTTCCTGCGGCATGAGCTGCGCCTCGGTCATCAGCTTGGTCGCCTCTGCCCGGTTCTGCTCAGCCTGCGTCGTGTTGACCGCGATCTGTGCCTGCGCTGCTTGCATCGCCAACTGCTGTTGGGCTTCTTGCATTGCTTGTGCCTGTGGGTCTGGTTGGCTCATCTGATCGAGTGCTGCCATCAACTCATAGCGGTTGGTCAGACTGGAGTTGTTCAAGATGCCCTTCAAGATCAGCGGCAGCACCGGGGTGTTTGGACCCAGTGTCTGGAGCAAACCAATGAACTGCTGCTGTTCGTACTCACGGGCGATGATGCCCAGCGTTGCCGTGGGGATGAACTTCATGTCCACACTCGGGTAACGCTCAGGATCGAACTGCATGTACCGGAACGCCGCTTTTTGGATGAACGGGATCAGGAAATCCTCTTGGAAGTTCACCAGCGTGCGCTTGTACTTCTTGATGATCGTGGCCACTGCCATGCTCATCCCCGCGCCGTCACGGTTGCCTTGGCTCACCATACCCTGGCTGTCCAGCGTGCCCGTGGCCTGCAACAACATGCGCTCGAACTCTTTGGCCGTGTTCAGGTTGTTCAGGCTCGTCTCGCCGAACTTGAATGGGTACAGAATCTCAGCCGGGTTGCCGTTGACCATGAACGCTTTGCCCGGCTTGACCTCGAACCGTGCGCCGCGCGGCAGGCGGGTGGCGTCCATGCCCATCATCGGGCTGGTCGTCAGCGCCAGCGAGTCCAAGTGGCTGCGCACCTGGGCATCAATCGCCTTTTGCATGTTGTAGGACTTCTCGACCGTGCCACGGCCAAGCAATCGGTTGGGCACCGTGTCATCTTGGTAGCTGATGACCGGACGGTCCTTCATCATGTACGGGTTTTCTTCTGCTTTGAGCAGCAAACCGTCGTTGGCGATCACAACAATCGCCTCCACCATGTCCGAATAGTCCTCGGCTGCGCTGTCGTCGGGGAACAGTTCCTCGACCTCAACGTCTTTTTCGGTCAGGTATTCGCGGGGCACCAGGCCGTAGTACGTCAGCAGGCGCACCTTTTCGTCGCGGTACTGGCTCAACTCCTGCGTCGGCTCCAGATCGGTGTCCTCATACGTCGGGGTGATGTTCACCTTGCGGTAAATACCCTTCTCGATGCCCTCAACGATCTTGTGGATGCCTACATACTTCTCAATTGCAACGCCCATGCAGTCGTCCACAGACGTGCCGTTGGGGTCAAACAGGAAGTTTTTCGGGTTGACGGGCATGATCTTGACCGCAATCCGGCTTTTCTCGACCACACCGATGGCCGCTTGGCCCATCTGGCCCGGAATCGGCTGAGTTGCAGGCTCGAACACCTTTTCCGTCTTCACAACGATCTCGCCAATGCCAGTGCCGTAGATTTCGGCCATCAATTCGATCTGGTCAATGGCTTTTCTGATCTTGTCCTGCTTAAAGTCCTCCGTGAGCTGCGCTTTGAGCATCTCAACGTCCAACGGGTTGCCGTTAACGTCTTTCAGGTCGTCTTCGATGTCGAAAAAGTCGCCTTGCCCGAACACGGCCTCGATAATTTCAGCGTGTCTGGTCTCTACGGCCTGCTGGGTGGCCGGAGTCACGATCCTTGATCGCTCAGAGTCGCGTGTTTTGTCCTCTGCCGCCCACTCACCACGGAAAATTCTTTCGAATTCTAGATATTTATCAAGAAAGTTTGTATTTCTATAATCTCTCCAACGATCACAGTGGTCAACAACAAAGGCCGTCAGCTCTTTGTCCGACTCGGTGGGTTCTTGGTATTCGCTCTGCTTTAGATCGGCCATCTTCAAACCTCGTATAGGTTGTTTTTGCGCCTGTTGTCCACAGCAGGGATGACGCGCAGGTTGTTGGGTACGTGAAGTCCGCTGACAAACTCACCTTGTAGCGGGATTATATGGTCTACATGCCAATCGTAGCCACTTTCCCGGTTGCGCATCGCCGCCAGTTGGTATAGGCACTTGATCTTGAGTAGGTCAAACTCTGTCAACCAAGCTGGTGTGCGCTTGAGTTTTGCTGCGTTGCGCTTACTGACCCTTGCAACAATAACGGCGCGGTTTTTTTCAACCCAGATTGATTGAGTTTTTTTGTATGCTTCTGTTTTTCGGTGCGCCGCTCTCTTGGCTTTAATTTGCTCTTTGTTGGCCGCATAGTACCGTTTTTTGTTTTCCGCTTCTTCAGCTTTAACTCTTGCTTCACGAGCTATGCTGGTTTCAGGTATACCCATAGGATGGGCGCGAATTTTCGCTAAGTACTTTTCCCGCGTTGTACGGCCTTGGCTATCACGCAATTGATTACGTTTTGCTTTTAGATCGTCGGAATTCTCTGTGCGGTAGGCTTTTACTTCTGCGTATTTGCAAACTTTGCAGAAATTTAAGTGTCCATCTTTTGCTTCTTTGTGCTTCGGAAACAACGATAGCAGCTTGACCTGAGCGCAGATTTTGCAAGTTTTAGTCGGCTCAGTGGTCATTTTTTTACCCAGGTTAACAGCCCGAAATTACGTCCATGGGCTCCCAATCGTCATCTGCTTCTTCAAAGTAGCTAGTTATAGCTAATTGGTCTACATAACTAAGACTATCGGGTAAATCGTCGTGGACGCCTTG